GTATTCTATTTTGAAGGAAGAATAAATGATCACAAGTTTTGTGGTGACATTAATTGAATGCTTAGAAATCGCATTCATCACTTTGATGCTAACGCAGTATACAAAATCTGCAAACATCTATGCATCGGGTTTTGTGGGATTAATCGGTGGCGTACTCGCTGCATATTTCCTACACGATGTTCTTGAAGATTATGAATGGGCAATGTATGCTATTCTTAGCGTATTGTTCTTTTATCTGTTTGTAAAAAGCAAGGACATCACTGCACATATCAAGGAACACTTAGAAGAAATTCGTAGTGCAAGTAGCATTGTTATAGCGGTTGCTACTGTGTTCTTTGTGTATGCACGTGAGAGTTTTGAAATCTTTTCGGCACTCTTACTTAATCCAGCAAGCAATTGGTTGTTGGCTGGCGTAGCAGCAGTTCTTGCTGCATTAGTATTTGTATTTGCTAGAAATAGTGAATACAAGAGATATGTTTTCAAATTTGGTTATTTGGCATATCTCGCGTTTGGTATCTGGTTTGGATACGAAGCACTAGAACATCTACACATTCTCTGAAAGGTTTAATAGAATGTTATATCTTATAGACTTGGAAAGCGTTGAATCCCGCTATACCAAACAATGGAAGACGCATTTCCCCGCATTGTTGAAACAGAACGGAATTGACGTTACAGTTATCGAAGGTCCCACAGACATTCCCGCTGCAACTACTCCCGGAGCGTTTCTCAACTTTGGCGGTACAAATATCTATAAGAGCGCACAGTTAGAACAAATAGCAAAACTGTTCTGTGAAGGTAAGATCAAAGATGGTGACTACTTTCTCTATACCGATGCGTGGAATCCCACTGTTATCCAGTTGAAATATATGGCAGAATTGCTTGGGATAAAACTCCGAATTGGTGGACTCTGGCATGCTGGTAGCTATGATCCCCAAGATTTTCTAGGTCGCTTAATCGGTGATAAGCCATGGGTTCGTAACGCGGAAATGTCAATGTATGATTGTTATGACGACAACTTCTTTGCAACAAAGTTCCATATCGACTTGTTTACAAATACGTTCTGGAACGATGACCGTGATATCGACAGGCAGCTACTTCACTCTATTAGACAAGTAGGATGGCCTATGGAATATATTGAAACTGAACTTAGTGAGTATAAGAATATGGCGAAAGAGGACATTATTCTATTCCCTCACAGAATTGCTCCTGAGAAACAGCCCGAGATTTTTGACTACATTGCTGAACAAATGCCCGAATATAAGTTCATCAAATGTCAAGAACTTAATTTAACCAAACCAGAATACCATACGTTACTTGGTAAAGCAAAATTGGTATTCAGTGCAAACTTACAGGAAACTCTTGGTATCTCAGTATACGAAGGTCTTGTTGTGGGTGCAATACCAATGGTACCGGATCGTCTATCTTACAGTGAAATGTGGGATGAGACATTCAAATATCCAAGTGAATGGACTACAAACCTAGAAGCAGCAAAGAAGAACATTGCAAACATCAAAGCGTACATTCGTATGCAAATGAGCAAAAATTCTGATATGCAGTTTTTGATGAAACAGGAAGTAGAACGTGTGCAGAAATTCTATCACGCAACAAAACTTATTGACATTCTAAAAAACTATTGACTTCTAACATCCACTCATGCTATAATAAAACATGAGTGGGATTACCACATCTAACTAAGGAACATAGTACATGAGAAAGACTTCCGAAATTATTAAACACCGGATCGAAGAAGCTGGCGCACGATATTGGGCAGGCGATAATATTGCAAACTTCATTATGCCAGAAGAATATGACATGATAATTGATGAACTAACCGAGGGATTCGAAGGTATTCTAGATTCTCTCGTAATTGATCGTCATACCGATCCAAATAGCATGGATACAGGTCGTAGACTTGCAAAGATGTATGTCAACGAACTTATGTCAGGACGATACAATCCTGCTCCAAATGCAACTGCATTTCCAAATGAACCTGACAATATCACAAACGAAAAATATGAAGGCATGCTAGTTGTTCGCAGTGAACTCACAAGTGTTTGTTCACACCATCACCAACCAGTTAAAGGTGTTGCATACATTGGTATCATTGCAGCAGACAAATTGATTGGTCTAAGCAAGTATACACGTATCGCACAATGGTGTGCAAGACGAGGTACACTGCAAGAAGAACTTGCAATGGACATTGCACGTGAAATCATGAAAGCAACTGGATCAAATGATGTAGGTGTTTACATTCAAGCGACACATGGTTGTTGTGAAAATCGTGGCATTATGGCACACAGTTCACTAACACAGACAACAGTGCTAAAGGGTTCATTCTTCAATAACCCACATGTTAAACAAGAATTCTTTGACAACATTAAGCTACAGCAGGAGTTTGCACCGCGATGAACGACCATAAAGAAAACTACTGCACAGGCAAAGGACTTCCTCTAGCATTAACGATTATTATGCTAATGATGGTCGGCGGACCTGTTGCTATTTCAGCAATGATGGGATATTTTTAATATGAAACATACAATCATTTTTAAACAGCCGCTTACATTGAAAATCAAAAGCGTTGTAGACTTTGATCTAGAATCAGATGGTACACGCATTGTTGCAACAGTAGAAGCAACTACGCTAGAAGAAGCAAAACAAAAAGTGTTAAACACATTGGAAGGCATTGAATTAGAATGAAACTAAGATATTCAGAAGCATTCTATTCGCTGCAAGGTGAAGGACAGTACGTTGGGGTTCCCAGCGTATTTCTTCGCACCTTCGGATGTAACTTTCGATGTCAGAACTTTGGGTTGCCACGCGGACGAGAAAAAACACACTACAACCCAGAGGTTGAAGAACTACTAAATACTGGCATCTTGGATCGTGTTACTAAGTTTGAAGAACTACCAATCATTCATACTGGCTGTGACACGTATGCAAGCATCTACCCAGAATTTAGACACCTTGTTATGGATAAGACGATTGATGAAGTTGTCGAACAACTACTCAGTCTAACACCTGAAGGTAAGTGGATCCAAGATAACGGACAAGATGTTCATCTAATTCTAACTGGCGGTGAACCTCTACTTGCTTGGCAGAAACTTTACATCGAACTATTCGAACATCCGAAAATGAAGGACTTGAAAAATGTCACATTCGAAACAAACTCCACACAGTTTCTACATGAAAGTCTACGAACTTACATTGGAAACCAAAAGAGAATTAAATTCACATTTTCATGCTCGCCTAAACTCTCCGTTTCTGGAGAACGTTGGGAAGACGCTATTAGACCTGATGTCGTACACAATTATATCACTACTTTGGGTACTAATCTGTATCTCAAATTTGTTGTCTCTGATCGTACAGACGTGGAGGAAGTTGATCGCGCTGTTGCAGAATATCGCAGTCATGGCATCGATTGTCCGGTTTATCTTATGCCAATGGGCGGGCGCAGTGAAGGATATGATATCACAGTCCAAGAGGTCGCAAACATCTGTATGCAAAAAGGATACAGATTTACACCAAGACTCCACATATCTCTATTCGGGAACGCCTGGGGGACTTGATAAGAATAAACGATATCTCCGTGGTGTACACACAGAAGAACAATATAACAATATAAGGAAGCAGTTATAAATGAACAACTATATTTTTACTAGCGAAAGTGTTAGCGATGGACACCCTGATAAGGTTGCAGACCAAATCAGTGATGCCCTAGTTGATGCTGGGTTGAAGAATGGGGACGAGACTACTCGCGTTGCCATCGAAACACTTGTAACTACCAATCACGTAACGTTGGCGGGCGAAGTAAAAAACTTTAATGTATCGAAAGAAGAAGTTAAAGAAATCGTCCGAAATAAAGTTCGTGAGATTGGTTATGAACAAGAAGGATTTCATTGGGAAAATCTAAACATCTACAATGAAATTCACTCACAAAGCGCAGACATTGCACTTGGAACTGACGACTTCGGTGCAGGGGATCAGGGTATTATGTTTGGTTACGCCACCAATGAAACGCCAACACTAATGCCTGCGCCTATCTATTATTCACATGAAATTCTAAAAGAACTAAAAAATCATCGTGGTGCTATTTTAGGCCCGGATGCAAAGTCTCAAGTGTCGGTACAATACGAAGGCGGGCGTGTCAAGCGTATTGACCAGATTGTTGTGTCTACACAACACACTGAAGGTAATGTAGAAGCAGCGCGTGAACTTTCAAGACTTGCAGCGCAAAACGTACTCGGTGATTTGATTGATGATAAAACTATATGGCATCTTAATCCAACTGGTAATTTTGTCATTGGTGGTCCGGATGGTGACGCTGGTGTCACTGGACGTAAAATCATCGTTGATACATATGGTGGTATGGCACCTCACGGTGGCGGTGCGTTCTCTGGTAAAGACCCAACCAAGGTTGATCGCAGTGCAGCGTACATGGCACGTTGGCTTGCAAAGAATGTGGTAGCGGATAACATGGCTGATTGGTGCAAAATCCAATTGAGTTATGCTATCGGTGTTAAGGAACCAACATCAATCTATGTTGAATCGAATGGTCACGACCGTAGTATTATGGAATTCATTGAACGTGAAATCGACTTGACACCACTTGGTATTATTCGTCGCTTTGATATGTATAACTTCCACGAATACAGTAAGAATTGTGTTTACGGGCACTTCGGTGATAAGGACGTTCCATGGGAACGCATTGGTTGGTAACATGCTAGGCTATTTTCTAAATCCTAAGAATTGGTTTCTGTCCGATAAAGAGAAACAAATTGCTAAATTGAACTACGCGCTTTCAGGTGAAGAACTTGAACGCGCACTAGTTCGTCTTGAAGATCCCGAAAGCCGGGACTTCAAGATTGGCATGTTGAACATTGATATAAAATATAACTATATCAATCAAGGTGCATACGACAAAGCAGTAGCGACATTGGATAACGAACCATACGTTAAAGTATTGAGCATTGACTTGGACCCAAAAACACCGGGTGCTGGCTACTTTGAACTAGACTTCAACGAACAGTTTGTTGAGTATCTAGCAAACAGTGGGTATGAAGGTACTGAACCAGAACAGATCGTTGACAACTGGTTCAGCGACTTATGTAGAAACATCGTTCTTGCTGATCTACAAGACGAAAACGGTGAACCAAAAAGTTATATGGTAGACAGCAAAGAAGGTCAAATTATTCAACGCTTAAAAATGGACGACGACCGTGCAGAATATTCTTGACATAGTATCGTATACATGTTAAAGTATTTTCAACACAACTAAAGAGGAAACTATGGCTACATTTATTCTTGTTGATAGCTTCAACATGTATCATCGCGCCAAACACGTGGCAATGCGCGGCACTGATATCGACACAAAGATTGGACTTGCATTTCACATTATGATGTCTAGCGTCAAAATGTGTTATCAAAAGTTCAATGCCGATCACGCGGTATTTTGTCTTGAAGGTCGTAGTTGGCGCAAAGACTATTACAAGCCATATAAGGCACAGCGCAAAGCCGCACAAGAAGCCAAGAGTATTCGTGAACAAGAAGAAGACAAGATTATGTTTGAAGCATATGATGATCTTATACAATTCTTGGACAAGAAAACTAACGTCACCCTTCTACAGAATAAAAATGCAGAAGCGGACGACATGATTGCGCTATTCATTGCTTCACATCCAAACGATCAACATATTATTGTGTCAAGTGACAGTGACTATCAACAGCTACTTGCTCCGAATGTTCGTATCTACGATGGTGTACAGAACCGTATCATCACACTTGAAGGTTTCTTTAAGGATGATAAAGACATGACTCCAATCAAAGATAAGAAAACTAAAGAGAGACTTGCAGCACCCGATCCACAGTGGCTTCTATTTGAAAAATGTATTCGCGGTGATACTTCTGATAACATCTTTTCTGCGTACCCTGGTGCACGTAAGAAGGGAAGTAAAAACAAAGTCGGCATGACAGAAGCATTTGAAGATCGCAAGACAGGCGGCTTCAACTGGAACAACTTTATGCTACAACGTTGGACTGATCACAATGGTGAAGAACATGTAGTACGGGAAGATTATGAGCGCAATCGAACTCTCATTGACCTAACTGTACAACCAGAAGAACTCAAAGTGGCATTCATCGAAACTATTGCAGAAGCAAGCAAACCGAAACGCGTAAATGGCGTTGGTATCAACTTCTTAAAATGGTGCGGTGCATGGGATTTACAGAACCTAGCGAAAGCACCCGATGAAATGGCAGCTATTCTAAATAAGGCGTACCCACATGAATGACGAATATCAAAATCTAGCATCGCAAATTATTCAATTGCAAGTTGCAACCAATTCTATTTCAGAAACAGTTACAACTCTCGCAGAAGAAATCGTAGAATTAAGAAAAGAACTTGCTGCATTGAACCAAAGAATTGATTCAGTTCGCAGCACAGTGAGCATAGAAAATCAGGCAATACGGAATTCGCAGAGCCTCAATTTCAGATATAATGACCGTGCATAAATTTATCTTTGATGTTGATGGTACCTTGACTCCTAGTAGAGGTACTATCAACGACGAATTCAAAGAATGGCTATTAAACTTTTCTAAAGAGCATGATGTGTATCTTGCGACTGGCAGCGATGCACCAAAAACCATTGAACAAGTTGGCGAAGAACTTTTCAATTCTGTTGCAAGATCATATAATTGCAGCGGAAACAGTGTATGGGAAAAGGGTGTAAACATATATAATAATGACTGGGAATTACCAGAGCGCCCTTGGAAGTATCTCGAAAGTGTATTGATGCGTTCACAGTTTCGACCACGCACAGGTTGGCATTTCGATGTCAGACCGGGCTTAGTGAACTTTTCTATTGTTGGCAGGAAAGCAACACCAGAAGAACGTAAAAAATACGTTGAATGGGATACGGCAAACAAAGAACGCTGGTTCATATCAAACGAATTTAATCTCAATTTCTCTAAACAACACAATGTAGAATCACAAGTTGCAGGAGAAACTGGTATGGATATTATGCCCATAGGTAAAGGTAAGCAGCAAATCATCAAAGATTTTGATACAAACAATAACATATATTTCTTTGGTGACAAGACGCAACCGGGCGGAAATGATTATGACATTTCTCAAACAGTTCGCGCACTAGATAAGGGACATGTATATTCCGTCAAATCTTGGGAAGATACGTGGGAATATTTAAAAAACATATGTATACAATTGAAATCATAAAAGATAAATTTTGGATTGTAGAAGATGCAGGCGTAAAACTTGGTACTATTCGTAGAGCAAGTTCTTCTAACTTTGAGGTAATCACTAATGATGCACTGGTAGTCGAGCTACTATCTCTTAGTGCGTTAACTTCAAAGTTTGGAAGTAAAATTCTGGAATCAAAACAAATCAAAAAAATCGAAGCAGTAGAATATGGAAAAGATTTAGACGAGGTTGAAGGTTATCCTTGCAAACATCGTGCATTCAACAAACGTCTAGAGAACAATATTCCAGTATACACGAAAACAGAAAAGAGTAATGTTCTTTATGCAGCAGGTTACTACGGCTTGCACTTCCCTGGTGCGGGTTGGAAAAATGCGTACTGTGTGAAACAAGAAACATTAAGCACATACGAATATATAGGACCATTCAAGTCTAAAACTCAACTAGAAGCAGAAATCCTAAAGAGGTCTAAACAAGATGAAGTTTAAAAAGATCAAAGATTTTTTTGCAACCGTACGCAACTCTACCATCAAAAAAGAACAGCATGTGCGTATCCCAATTGCTGATGCACAAGAGTTGCAAACAGAAATAAGTATGCTTTTACTTGAATTGAAGGAAGCAGACAAATCATCTACAATCACTATATTTGACGGAGGTAAATTCAAATGATTGATTATGGCGCAGTTCTAATCGTAGGACATTTTATCATCAGCGCATTCAATGTACCACTTGGTAATCCACTGTATCAGTTCATTCCATATCCAAACATGGAAACATGCCAACAGTATGCACAATATGAGGCAGTGCCAGATGGATACCCAGTAAGCATTGAATACAAACTATACAAAACAACAGAGTGTATGACGAAAGAAGATTTCCAAGCAGCTATGGCAGCGGCTCAAGCGCAACAGCAACAAGAACCTGCTCAAAACTGGTGGGAACAAAATTAATATTCGTATAAAACTCTAAAAAGCATAAATATAGAATATGCTTAGGAGAAGACGTTATGTCACTAATTACAAAGGCAATACAGTACGTAAAAATAGCAATTCAATTCATTTATGAATCGATCAAAGGAAACTTCTTAGTTAGACTGATACAAAATATCATTTCTAGTCCAATGAAGATCGTACTAGTAGTACTTGTGATTGTGCTAGGTTGGAATCAAACTCGTATATATTACAATCAATATCTGGAAATGTATAAAGAGTTAAATTCCCCGAAAGAAGGTGAAGCCGCAGAGGTTGAAGGCGTAACTTTCACAAAGCTAGGTGACAATTTATATTCACTAACTGGTGGTATTCAAGATGGAGACTGCAATAAGATAGTCCCACAGATGCCAGAAGCATTTACACTAATACTTGAAAGTCCGGGCGGCAATCTAGCAGAAGGTTCATGCATCGCAGCACACGTAAAGCTACGCAATGTTGTAACTGTTGTAAGAAATACGCCAGTACTAAACGAGGATGGGGATGTAGTATACACACCGGGTGTCGCAACTGCCAAAGTAAACGAAAGTTTCGATGGTAAAGTAATGTGCGCATCTGCATGTGGTCTTATTTTCCTAGGAGGAGACACTCGTTATCTAATAGGTGATGTTTATTTCGGTATTCACGGACCTGGCACACCAGCGGATCAAATTGTACGTATGCATCCTACACAAGTAGAATCATCAACGCTACGTACCGCAGCAAATCTACTAACACTATTACAAGATTTGGGCGTAGAAGATCCAGAAGTTAGAAAACTATTCATTCAAATCCCCAACGCCGCAATGTATTGGTTACAACCAAATGACTTTAACATAAAACCAGGTCTAATCAGCATAGCAACACACTATAAGAATTTTTGGGGATATTCAGGCACAAACCTCGAAGGAGGTTTATAAAGCGAAGGAGGCCTAAACTATGCTCAAAAGTTTCTTTTTGACAAAAGATAAATTTCTGTATGCTTGGCTAATGTTGGCGTGGTTGCTATTCATAGGTTGGTATTCAGTTCAAATTCTAGTATACTACAACGCGTGGAACAGAGATTTCTATGACGCAATGCAAACTCTCCAAGAAGAAAAGTTTTGGGATTTGTTTTGGGGATTTAATTTTGCGAGACTAATAGATTTCGCATCATTGAACATGGATTCTGGAAATCTTGTTCCAAGTTTCTTAGAAATTCTAATCATCTACGTTCCAATTGCGACATACTCAACATGGCAAACACAGCGTTACACATTTGCATGGCGTGAAGCTAATACTCATTATTACTTGAAGCGTTGGGAAGCATCAACTGCTACAATCGAAGGTGGTTCACAGCGTATTCAAGAAGACTTGATGATTTTCGGCAAGACGCTACAGGGTCTATTCACTGGCTTTGTATCGAAGATTTTCGTACTCGCAGCATTCTTACCAATTCTATGGAATCTAAGTGAAGGCTTACCAGTGTGGGGCGACAAGATTATCCCAGGCTTCTTAGTATGGATTGCACTTACCCTAAGTATCGGTGGTACACTACTTTCATTCTTATTAGGTTTGAAACTCCCAGGATTGGAATATAACAACCAAGTAGTCGAAGCAAAGTTTCGTAAGAAACTAGTACACAGCGAAGACGATTTAAATGAGCGTATGACCTCAGACTTGTTCCCAATGTTTGCAGCCGTTAAACGTAACTACTATCGTCTATTCAACTGGTACATGGGCTTTAGCGTATGGCAAACAGCGTTCGGTATGCTTGCTGGTAACGTTGCGCTAGTAGTACTAGCAAATAGTTACTTTGCACAGTTAATCACATTTGGTGTTCTTATTCAAGTTCTAAATGCATTCGGACGAGTAGAAGGTTCACTAACATACTTTATTGATCGTTGGACAACAATCGTTGACTTCCAATCAGTTGTCAAACGTCTACGTGAATTTAATCGCGTTTTAGATGAAGCGGATAACGTGTAATAACTACGTATTAAAATACATATTTGATAAATACTGATAGCGATTGTTAGAAATGACAGTCGCTATTGATGTAATACGAGGATGACACAATGGCAAGACCCAAACCAATAGTTCTGCTTGAACATACAGATAACAAAAGCTACAGAAGTGAGCAAGTATTGAAGGCAGAAGCAATTTATGCGGTTTTCTTTGATGGAGAGCCAATCAACCTCCGTAGTTTAAACTCCCTCGTTAACTTCCCAGGACCTAAGTATAAGAAAGTATCCTTCAGTAACCCTGGCCATGCAATCAATCTTGCACAGCGACTTAACAAGTTATTTAAGTCAGATAAGTTCGAGGTATATGTTCTCACCCAAGGCGAGAAGATAGATTTAGACGAGTTTGATGAATAAACATGATATCATAAAATATCTAAATGATCACAACACTGGCAAATATGCCGGAAGAAAAGACATTCGAATTAACGATGTTTTTATCTCCGGCGTAAATGCTGAAAAACATTTCAGAGTTACAGTATTTGGGAAAGATTTACTTTCTAAGCATTTCGATGTTTATAAACTAAATCTTTCGTGTAAGCAAGGTAAAGTATCCAATAAACAAGTGCTACAACTTGATCGATACATGTACAGCCCATACTATTTGCACAGTAGTGGAACTCTTTATCTTTTCGAACAATCCATAGCAAGTGA